CTCACACAATCGTTTGCTAATAACGAAGATGTATACAAAGTTATGGCGGCTCGTATCTATGGCATACCCGAAGATGAAGTAACTAAAGACCAACGATTTGTAGGTAAGACTACTATCCTTGGCGCAGGTTATGGGATGGGTGCCGTAAGGTTTCAAGAACAGCTAAAGGGTTTTGGGTTTGATATGGAACTGGATGAAGCTAGACGTGTCATTAACATATACCGTGAAGCTAACTGGAAAATAAATCAGCTATGGCGCAACTGTCAAAACATGGTCAGGTACATGGTCAACGGTGATACCATACAGATAGGTAAAGAAGGTGTGGTTCAAGTGTTGGGGCCTGAACGAGGTATACTGCTCCCATCAGGTTTGACACTACGGTATGACGACTTATCAGGTGAGCAAAGTGGGCAAGGTGTGGAGTATAGTTACAGGACAAGACGTGGGCGCACCCGAATCTACGGTGGTAAAGTAACAGAGAATGTATGTCAGGCGATAGCACGTTGCATTATAGGTGAGCAAATGTTACAAATCAGTAAGAGATGTCGTGTTGTATTAACAGTACACGACTCTATTGTTGTATGCGTAAGAGACGAAGACGTATCTGAATCCAGAGCGTTTGTTGAGAAGTGTATGCGTTGGACACCCGACTGGGCAACAGGTCTGCCTATCAATTGTGAAAGTGGGATAGGAAAATCTTACGGAGATTGTGAATGAGTATAGCACCGTGGTCGTTCAGTAAGATTAAAGCGTTTGAACAATGCCCTAAACAGTTCTATCATGAGAAAATACTTAAAGAGTATCCTTTCGTCCAGACCACTGCCATATTGTATGGTAACGAGTTTCATAAAGCAGCCGAAGACTACGTTGGAAGTGGTACTACACTGGATAAGAGGTTTGACTACGCTAAAGCTATGCTTGATTCCCTCAATGCTAAACGAGGGGTCAAGCTGTGTGAACAGAAGGTAGGTGTGACTGAGAACCTAACCGCGTGTGGATTCTACGATAAGGATGTGTGGTTCCGTGGGATTATAGACCTATTGATCGTGGATACGTTAGGTGAAACTGCTTGGGTTATTGACTACAAGACTGGTAAGAACGCACGTTACGCAGATAAGGGGCAACTAGAACTGATGGCTCTGGCTGTGTTTTTACACTACCCCGAAGTAAAGAAAATTAAAGCAGGGTTATTGTTTGTTGTTAGCAATGACCTTATTAAATCAAAGTATCATGAGTATGATACCAGTTCCTTATGGGCTAAATGGTTAGGTAAGTACGAAGCCATGAAAATAGCCGCTGATAAAAACGTCTGGAATCCGCGCCCCAGTGGGCTGTGCAAAAGGCACTGCCCTGTTACCGTGTGCGCCCACAATGGGAGTAACTAATGCCTTACAAGAATAAAGAAGATCGTAAAAAACAAACTAACAAACCTGTAGACAGTAAAGAGTTTAAGGCACGTATGGAGAGACAGCGTGCTAGAAGGAATATGGATAAGACAAGTAAAGACGATAACAAGAACGGTAAAGCTGACAAGCGAGAAGGCAAGGACGTAGCACACAAGAAGCCGTTGGCACGTGGGGGTTCCAACAAAGATGGTGTCACAGTACAAAGCCGAAAGAAAAACCGTACGGCAGGTGGGGCGATAAGCAAAGGCCCAAAGAAAAAATAGTTAGTGGTACACTAACACCGCGCCATTTGGCGTTGCGATGGAGAACAATGTGCGAATACTAGATAACAAGGCGATATTACTGCGCCTAAAAAACCCGAACAAAGTTACTACAGTTGTCGAGAAGAGTCGAGAACTGCCAAACAATCAAGTGGTAGTTAACTGGGGTGTGGATGAAGTACACACTCTAAAGAACCTGAATATAAACGTACCCTCACCTATTGAAGGTAAGTATAAATGGTCTGGTCAATACAAGCCGTACGACCACCAGAAAACAACCTCTGCATTTCTTACTATGAACCGAAGGGCTTTTTGTTTTAACGAACAAGGCACAGGTAAAACTGCGTCTGCTATTTGGGCATCTGATTTTCTAATGACCGAAGGTAAGGTAAAGCGTGTGTTGGTTATCTGCCCTCTTTCGATAATGGATAGCGCATGGCGCAATGACTTGTTTAGTTTTGCTATGCACCGTACAGTCGATGTGGCCTACGGTGCTAAAGAAAAGCGTAAGAAGATCATAAACCAAGGCTCTGATTACGTCATCATTAACTACGATGGGGTAGAGATTGTAGCTGATGACATAGCCAAGGGTGGGTTCGACTGCATCATAGTAGATGAAGCTACTCACTATAAGAACGCACAAACCAAACGATGGAAGACACTCAATAAGTTATTGACCGACCAGACTTGGCTGTGGATGATGACAGGCACACCTGCGGCACAGTCACCCCTTGATGCTTATGGCATAGCAAAACTTGTTAACCCTACCTCAGTACCTAGGTTTTTCGGTTCGTTCCGTGACATGGTGATGTACAAAATAACCAACTTCAAATGGAAGCCAAAAGAAACCGCTTCGGACACAGTGTACAACGCACTACAACCTGCTATCAGGTACACCAAAGATGAATGTCTGGACTTACCCCCCTTGGTGTATGTTAAACGAGAGGTAGAACTTACGCGCCAGCAGAAGAAGTATTACAAGGAACTTAAAGACAGGCTTGTTTTACAGACAGCAGGTGAAGAAGTGACTGCGCCCAACGCTGCCATCAACATGAGTAAACTTCTACAAATATCTTCTGGTGCAGTATACACCGATAACGGAGAGGCATTAGAGTTTGACATTAAGAACCGATACAAGGTGCTACGTGAGGTGATTGACGAGAGTAGTAAGAAGGTACTTGTGTTCGTGCCGTTCAAACATACTATAGACATCCTCACAAACAAACTACTCGACGATGGCATAGCTACTGAGGTTATACGTGGTGACGTGTCTGCACCCAAACGTACCGATATATTTCACCGATTCCAAACCAAAGATAACCCACGTGTCTTAGTAATCCAACCGCAGTCTGCCGCCCACGGTGTCACGTTAACAGCAGCTAACACAGTTGTATGGTGGGGGCCTACTAGTTCTTTAGAAACTTACGCTCAAGCTAATGCGCGTGTTCACAGAGCAGGACAAGATCATAAGTGTACCGTCGTCCAGCTCCAAGGTTCACCTGTAGAGAAACGTGTTTACACACTATTAGATAGCAGAATAGACGTACACACAAAAATGATTGATCTCTACAAAGAATTGCTTGACTAAGGTACGATACGCTAGTAGAGTGAACCTACCGACACTTTTTGTCGTGCGATTAGGAGAATTAAAAATGAGTGAGGATAAGAAGTTAGCTGAAAAGCTGACACGTGTCTACTTAAAAATCCGAAATAAGAAGGCGCAGCTTTCATCGGACTATAAGAAACAAGAAGACGATCTTAATCAGAAACTGGATAAGGTCAAAGCTGCGCTACTCGACTACTGCAAAGAGCAGGGGCTTGAGAGCGTGAAGACTTCTGAGGGACTTTTCTACCGTTCGGTTAAAACTCGCTACTGGACTAGTGACTGGGAGGCTATGCACAAATTTGTTATGGAGCATGACGTACCTGAGTTTCTGGAAAAGCGGTTGAACCAAACTAGCGTTAAAATTTTCCTTGAAGAAAACCCTGAGACCGTCCCTATGGGACTTAACGTGGACTCTGAATATATAATTTCTGTGAGGAAAAAATGATGAACGGCCCTTTTATACCAATTGAAGAATTAGCTAAACACTTTTCTGTATCGGTTTCGACCATACGGGCATGGGTTCGCCAAGAACACATACCAAAAGATACATACATTAAAGTAGGAAACACCTACCGTTTTTCTATCGCTGATGTATCTGCCGCACTAACCAATAATGACGGGGGTAAGGCCCGTAAGGACAACGATGCACAAGTCGGTGGCCTAGCAGCCGTAGCTGATGTTGCCTTGGTTCAAGGTTACACAGACGATGACGATTTGTGAGGGTTAACAAATGCGAAACGTAGGTGAAGTACGCCGCCGTATTAGCATTAACGGGAATCAGTTCCGTGAATATGTTAACGGTGAACGAGGTACCGTGTATGATGACACTCTTAATGTGGTTATCTTGAACGCTGCCAAGATTTCTAGGTCTTACTACGCAGGTAGTTATGATGCAGGTAATCCCACACGTCCTACGTGTTGGTCAGCAGATACTAGTGCACCTGCACCAGAGGTTAAGCAAGAAGATCGTCAAGCCCATCGTTGTATGGACTGCCCTAAGAACATTAAAGGGTCAGGGTCAGGTATGTCACGTGCTTGTCGTTTTGCGCAGCGGTTAGCCGTAGCGGTAGAGAACGACTTTACGAAAGTATACCAACTGCAACTACCTGCAACCTCGTTGTTCGGTAAAGCGAAGGAAGGTAAGATGCCTATGCAAGCCTACGCGCAGTACCTGAGTTCTCATAGTACACCTGCTTTATCTGTGATAACCGAATGTGTGTTTGATCAGGAGAGTGTAGTACCCAAGCTATTCTTCAAGGCGGTACGTCCCCTTGGGGAAGAAGAAGTAGGTCTTGCGGTTTCATTGGCTGAAAGCCGAGAAGCTATAGAGGCTATAACAATGTCAATATCAACACCCTCACGGGGGTCAATCTTTGCGGAAGTAGATGGATTTGTCTACAACCCCGTAAATGCAAACTAAGGAGACTTTCATGTCTGAACAATATGTAATTAAAAAAATAGCCGCCATGTATCCTAAACTGGATAAGACGTACAGGTACGATAACGAGCAACAACGCTCTGTATCGTGTGGAGCAACGGATGATGGTGCCGAGTATTCAGTTAACTTTTTCATGGACGATGCAACTGCTAAGGCATTGTGGTCATATATGAAAACAACTTATGCCGAGGAAAAGAAAAAGACTTGGCCTGATATTAAAAACCCATTCAAGAAAACAGATGATGGGATGTGGTCTCACAAGGCTAATTTGAAGGGTGCGTATAACGGTGATAAGACTAAGAAGCCTTCACAGTTTGATGCGAAGACTAATGAACTACCCGATGATTTCCAATTGACTAGCGGCAGTATTGTGAATGTTGCAGTCAAGGGTATTCCTTATAGCGGTTCGATGGGCGCAGGTTGTTCCCTAAGACTACAAGCGGTACAGGTTCTAAAACTTGCAGAGCGTAAGCAGACAAACCCATTCGGTGCCGAAGACGGATACAACTCTAAGGAGGATAACCCGTTTACAGCAGTGGTTGAAGACGATGCGCCTACTACCCCTGTTGAGGAGCCTATTGCTGAACCTACAAAAGTCGTGAAGAAAACTGCGTCTGCACCACCTACAGATAGCGGTGATCTGAGTTCGATTATTGACGATTGGGATGACGAAGAGTAAGGAGAACGTCAAAGTAATCGAACTACGCTACGGTGGGAGTAACATCTTTCACCGTGGCGTTCTAGGCAATGGGTGGATCAATGGAAACGAAAACATTTTTATCAAAGGCGTTGAGTAGTGAGGGCTACTATTGCGTTTTTGCGGCACGATCAAGTGACGGGAGAATAGCGCAGAAGTTTTACGATTCAATAGATGCCGTAATAGATGCTGCTCACAATTATGATAAAGAAGAGTACGATGTTTACTACGGATTAGCTACGTTTGATAAGGCAGGTTCACGTAAAGTTGATAACGTAAATAGATTAAACTCTTTTTTCCTTGACTTGGATTGTGGCCCAAGTAAAGAATTTTTGTCACAAGAACAAGCTATACAGGCACTACGAAATTTCTGTAAGCGAAACAAACTCCCTAAACCAACTATGATTAATTCTGGGCGTGGCATACACGTGTACTGGTTCCTGTCGGAATCGGTGTGCCTAGATGATTGGTTGCCTGTAGCGGAGCGTCTTAAAAGATTGTGCGCACAGCAAGATTTCTTTGCTGACCCCTCAGTAACCTCAGATGCAGCGCGTGTGTTAAGAGTTCCTCACACGCATAACTATAAGACTAACCCTCCATCAGATGTAGGTTTCTTTGGTTTAACCGCCAAGTTTGAGACGGTAGACTTCGATTCGTTTTCGGAGTTGCTAGGGTCTAAGTCGATACCAGTTCCCACAAAAAATATACCCCGTGAATTAAGTACGACCATGCAAAACCTGATGGGTAATCAGGAGAACAAGTTTAAAGACATACTTATTAAGACTAATAAGGGTGAAGGATGTGAACAGCTTAAATACATAGTTCGGAACCAAGATACTATGAGTGAACCATTGTGGAGGGCAGGGTTATCTATTGCTAAGTTCTGCACCGATGGGGAGAAAGCGATACACCTCATGTCTAAAGAACACCCCGAATACACGCCAGACGATACAAAACGTAAGGTGGATCAAATAAAAGGGCCTTATACGTGCGCACGTTTTGACGAGTATAACCCTGATATATGCCCCGACTGCCCTCAATGGGGAGTAATAAAGTCTCCCATTGTACTAGGTAAGAAGTTACGTGAGGCTGAAATTGACGGTGAGGGTAACTATGTAGCGGAAAGCCTTGAAGAAGACACGCCCACTCATGTTATACCTAAGTACCCACCACCGTATATTCGTGGTAGTAATGGTGGTGTTTACCTACGAACCGCCAACGAAGACGGCGAGGTGGACGAGAAGCGAATATACCATAACGACTTATACGTTGTTAAGCGAATCAAAGACCCAGAGCTGGGTGAGTCGCTGGTTATGCGTTTACACCTACCGCGAGACGGGGTGCAAGAGTTTACACTGCCAATGAGTTCAGTCACGTCAAGCGAAGAGTTTAGGAAAAAACTTTCGTCTCAAGGCGTTGCGATTAAAAAGATGGATGAACTAATGTCATACACACTAAGTTGGGTGGACGAGTTACAAGCCACCAGTACAGCAGACGAGGCACACGTCCAATTTGGATGGGCTGACGATAAGATGGACACATTTATTTTGGGCAACCAAAAGGTGAGACCTGACTGCATAGAATTTAATCCACCTGCTAATCAAACGGTAGGATTTTTTCCTCACTTTGAAGCAAAAGGCACCTATGAAGGGTGGCGAGCTACCTTAAAATTGTGGAATGGTGATAGGTTTTTACTACAACAATTTGCATTGGGTATGGGTTTTGGTAGTCCACTAATGGAATTGCTAAACGAAAGTTGTGGTGCAGTAGCGTTCATTAACAACGATTCAGGTACAGGTAAAACCATGATGATGTACGCGACAGCAGGTATTTGGGGTAATCCAAAGAAACTTGTTTTGGATAAAGCCGATAGCGTTGCATTTAAAATGAACCGTGCAGAAGTTATGCACAGCTTACCAACGGGTATTGACGAGGTTACAAACCTAACACCGCGTCAGATGTCTGACCTTATATACCAAGGCACGTCAGGTAAGCAGCGAGGACGTATGACTGCTAGTGCAAACGTGGAACGGCACCAAGGCAGGGAGTGGGGCCTATTGATGCAGTACACAGCTAACGCTTCTATCATTGAGACAGTTAGTCGTGGTAAAGCTATGCCGAAAGCGGAAGCGCAGCGGATACTTGAATGTCGAGTGGAGCGTATATTTCACGCTACGAAAGATAAAGAACTACAAGATAAGTTTAAGGCTGGTGTCTTTGGTAACTACGGACACGCAGGGCCTCCATACATACAGTGGGTAATGAAGAATTTAGAAGAGGCAAAAGATATAGTACAGAAGGTGCAGAGGCGTGTTGATGAAAAGGCAGAATTAACATCTGAAAACCGTTACTGGTCAGACACAATCACTTCAACAATTGCAGGATTGCTTATCTCCAAAAAAGTTGGGCTTCATGACTTCGATGTACAGAAAGTGTTTAAGTGGGCGTGTACTGATCTTGTAGCACAGAACAAACGAGGACTTAATGAGATGGGCGGGACAGTTACTGACATACTTGGTGACTTCTTTGCAGAAAACATAAGCTATATCCTGCAAATAAAAAGTACAGTAGACAATCGTGGTACGCATGGTAATGGGCTTGATGAACACGTGATACCCGAACAGGTAGCGCGAGGCAAATTAGTAGCACGGTATGAGACTGATACAAAACTGTTCTTTGTTAAGCCGAAACCGCTTAAAGAATGGTGTGGTGAATTACAAATTAACTACGCGCATTTGGTCAGTGAAATTATGAAGAAGTGTGGTGGCAAACGTAAGAAGGTACGGATAACAAAAGGCACACTTTTAGAATTAGGTGCTACTGACGTGATTGTACTCAAGTTTGATACAGGTTCTGATGATGAAGGTATTGAGGACTTATGATCTATCGCCTGATGGCGTAACCATAGAAGTTAACTGGGAGAGCATGGTTATTGGCTCTTCTATCTTTGTACCCTGCATAAATACCGATGAAGCAACAAGGCAGGTTAACAAGATATTCCGTGATAAACACTGGGAACTAGAGCACCGACTACGTATAGAAAGTGGCAATTTAGGGGTACGTTTTTGGCGAATAATGTGATAGAGTTTGGTAGACAGCATTGGTTCACCCCTCACAATTGCCTGTCGTTCTCCGTGACCCCCTCTTCGGAGGGGGTTATTTCATGTTATTCCTCAACTCAAACAAACACTATCTCGTTGGTGGCATGAAGCCATTTCTTACCCCGTAAAGATGTTCCTCTGCGGCTCTACGCATTGCTGGGGATAGTGACACTCCGTTGTACATCGTTTCAGAACTCTTCATATGTTGTTTTAGTGAGCGATTAATTGAGTCAATAGTTAGTTCAAAACTTGGATGCGCTCGGTTATACTTTTGTATCTCACCTTCTAACCGCCCAATCTCTGACCAATCCCCTTGCCGTGCGGCAATGTAATACTTCTTCGTTAAGTCAGACCGTTGTCGAGAGAGTGAACTATCTATTCGTTTTAGACGTTGGTTCTCTTCTTGGATACGTAAATATTCTGCGGGGGCGAATCCTAGGAACTGTGTAAACAACTCGCCACCCGTCATATCATCGTATATTGGATTTGTTCGACGTGAGTATATACCACCATCTTGTTGGTATCGACCTAGTGATTTATACGCATTGGAGAATCCGACAGGTAGGATGTTCTCTACCCCCCTTTGCATTTCACCGTTGTATAAATCCATAAGACCACGCCCCGTGCGTTTTGCCACGCTAAGTGCAGGGCCACCAATATAGTAACCAATGAACTCTTCGGCAGATGGATCAGGGTTGTATCGGTTTTCCTGAAGTATCAGTCCAGTTAGACGTACACGTGATCCTACGTCAGCACCTATACCTGCTTGATCAAGTATCTGATTAAACGCACCCTTATACCAACCTTCACCAAGATATGCACGTACACGTTCGTTGGTGTCATCTTCGTCATCGTCAAACAATAATAGGTCTGCCAGAAGTTGCACAGCACCATATAACGGCACACCGTGTATCCCTGCAAAAAATAGGGAAGACAGATGTATACCTGCAATTTGTTTCGCGGCTATCTTACGGGTTTCTGCGTCACTTTCTAACGACAACAAGTCACGTGCGGTCTTGAACATTGTGTAGTACATACGTAGACCATAGGTCTTGTACATACCAGCAACACGTCCAATGTTTTCTTGCGCAACACGTGGTGCGGTCTCAAGGGTAGAACCACCGTTATACTCTTGCGTGTCGCGCAGTGCCTCTTCTGCTGCTAATTGCTGTTGTTCAGCCGTTGGCATTTTAGGGTTATCAGTTTCTATGCGGTCTAGTGCCAAGTTGTACGAGGCTACCATAGTCACTTGCCTGTTAAAGCGTTCTGACTGGTTAAACAACATAGCGGAAATACCCGTACCGTAATCAACAGCCGCAGATACCTTACTCACCATCGTGTCAGTCTTACGTGCTTTACCACCTTCTTGTAATCCCAAAGCGTCAAAGATAAAGGATCGGTTGAGGTGTCCACGCTCCGACGCAAGTCGTACCAGTGGGGCTATACGCTCTAACTCCTTTATACGCTCGGCAGGGATGTCTTTTTCCTTTTTCACAACAAAGTCACCGTTATCGGTAATGTCGTAGTACGCATCTATACCATGAGCCACTGCAATCTTGTCTAGCTTAGTTTCTCCGTAGCCCCGTGCACCTGTTACGAACGATGTAGCGTTCATGATTTCGTTGTATGTTTTCTTATACCCGTATCGTGCTCCAAGCATGGGGTAGGTAAACATAGGAGTTTGCGCAGTCTGCACCATAGCAGAGGCTACGTTAAAGCCGATTGTGCCGACAAACGCAAGTTGGTTAAACGTACGAACATACCGTTCAACACCTTTCATCTTTGCACCATACTTGGCAAAGTTCATACGTACTTTAACTTCTTCACGTATCGTTTTAAAAAGAAAATCCTTAGAAGGTACTTCTAGTTCGTTAAGCCGTACTTCCATACTTTGGATAAGCGCGTTGTACTTTAACTTCTCTACCTGTCTACCCAAATCAAAGCCTTTACTCTTCATAGCGTAGACTGCATCCTGCATATATCCGGGCGTACCCTTACGTCTTTGCAGGGACTTAGCGAACGATGACTCCGGGAGTGCGTCAATGAATAGACGCATGATTTCAGATTGTACTGTGTCCTTAACGTCGTTAGCGTTTAGAGAATCAAGCACTTGTTTTACAAACGAGGACGATGGCGCGTTGTTAAAGTCAGAGGTTTTAAAGTCACCATCCATACCTTTAACAGTGTTCGATATAACGTCAGGGTCTTTCTTTAATTGCTCTAAAACTCGGTCGCGTTGCCGTTTACTGTCAAACATCTGAAACACGTATTTATCGGTTTCTGATTTAACTGCACTGTCTTTGTACTGAAACTCTAGTTTGTAGCGACCTTCACGTAGTAGAGGGAAGTAAACATCTAACGTATTATTGTCAAACAACTTAGCAAATACTTCTTTCTTCAATTCTGCTGCTGCATCAGGGTTATTGCTTAGTGCTTCGTCAATACGCCCATTAATTGCATCCTTGAGTTTTCCATATAAATCACGGTACATGCTGCGCATGGTTTCGTAGGCTTTTTGCCCATCATCACCTAGTTCGTCCCAATCTTCGCGTTGTGCTTTCCACTTATCTTCCAGACTGTTACCGCTTTCGTCTGTCTTGTCTTTATAATCACTTTGAGGTTTAGTCGGGTCTACTTGGTATATAGTAGCCCCGTACTCTTGACTGTAAATTAAGTCGTTAAGGTTCTTTTGTTTTGCTTTATTACCACCATTAGCGATCCACTTATCCACAACCTTTACTTGATCACGTACAAAGTCGTCAGCACGTGCCATTGAACCACGTTGGAACTCCATCAACTCATGAAACTCTCTTGCTAGAGTACCTAGTTTAGCGTTAGCTCTTTTAGCCACGTCACTCAAAGCCTGAGAATCTAATAGTTTTAGCCTGATAAACGCTGTTTTTTCCGATAAGGTACTGAGTGCGTCAAATATACCATCTGCCCATTCACCACGAAATCTTTCAGTCAAAGGTAAATGTAACGCTTTTTGCGTATCATCTATTCCTTCCATTTTTTCTTTAACATCCTTTGCCGTAGATGCCATAGGTAGTTCGTTTGCGTTTCTATATTTTGGTGCAGGTGCGAGTATACCGTCTACAAGCCTGTCAGCTACTGTCTGCGCCGATTCAATCTTCTTAGGTTGCATACCAACAAGTTTACGTAAGAAGTTACCTACGCTGTTAAAGAAGCGTTGTAGAGCACTATGCTCTCCTCCCTTTGGATTGATCTGTGCTAGTTTAGCTTGGAACTCAGGGTTAGACATCGCTTCAGATAAAAACTCGTCTACGTCCTTGGCACCATACGCAGTATCAAGATAGGGTTTAACATCCTCAAACAACTTAGTGAGCTGACGCGTCATAGGGTGACTTTTGTTTGATAACGTAGCAGACGCTGCCGCGTGAGTCATCTCATGCAACAGGACGTGTGGGTTCATGCCGATTTCAGAGTCGAGCTTGATTGTGTTGGTCTTAGGATCAAACGCCCCTGCATCCTTCAAATCTTTAACAACTTCTATCTTGGTATCGCCAACGGCCTTGGCTAATTTGTTAGCCATATTCGCTATACGTTTATCCGCTGTCGTAGCAGCCAGTGCACGTAGTGCGCCCTCTAAGTTGCCAGCACGTAATAGTCCACGTACGCCGGGGTGTAGTGGCATGTCGAGTCCCATAACCGAATCACGTTCTAACTTTTTCTCAAGCCTAGCGGCTATTTTGGCAGCCATTTCTGCTACAAGTTTGTCTTGCGTTGCTGCGTCTTTTTCCGCTGAGCGAGCTGATTCACCCAGTTCCTCTAGGTTGGCACGTGCATCAGTCTGCGCGTCCTCCACAACCTGCGCGTCCTCTAGTATATCTTTGATAGCTATCTTGGAGTCGCGGTCATTAAACTTGGCAACGTAATCGGTGTTTTGGATTCGATTTATTTCCGCTATTTCATTGGCTAGCGTTTTATTAATCCACGCGTTTGTCTCTGCTGACAAGTTATCTTTAGCCCAATCAAGTACCTGTTGCCCAGACTTACTACCCATACC